TATTCGTTTTGATTGCTCGATCGGTGACTTCGTTGAGGAACTTCTCGGCCTCACTCAGGCTCTCACCAGCCCTAATTAGGGCCACACCGAAGGAACCACTGAGACCTTCAATGAGATTGTCCCGAATCGCTAAAAGAAGCTGTTTGGTGTCATCGTGAAAATCACTGAGGATGGTGTGCATTTCAGTAGCATATTCTTGGGCACTAGTTACCCCACTCTTGTAAGCCGCGGTTAGCTCACCGAGAGTGTTAACGGTCAATCGCAACTCTCTACGGACAGGTTCTAAGTCTTGAGAACCCTTCAATGCATTTAGAAAGTACTCATGAAGAGGTGCGAGTTGGTGTCCTAGAGCCTCCCCCAACACATCCAACTCAAGGTCGTTGGGTAGACCCAAGAGGGTTCCCTCAAACTTCTCCTTGAGCTTACTCTGATGCCCCGCTCTCATAGCACCAAGAATGAGTACTATATTTAACGGTACTGACCACGCCAAACCAGCGGGGCCAAACGTAAGAGTCATACCTGTGGTTGTGATTACGGTTCCTAGAGCCGCCCTTATAGCCGCAAGTAGAGTGTCCTCGGTGCCCTTACCCAATTGGAAGGCTCCGTGCATGGTTATTGATCCACCCATCAGGGACAGACCCGTACCCAAGCCTCCCCTAGTGGTTCCCCATATACCGGTGGTGAGATAGGCACCTAGAGCCATTATCTCACTGATGTTCTCCCGGATAACGGTGAGTTGTTTATTGAAACCACGAAGGATGCGATCTACTCTACTATCCAAGTTCTCCAGGAAGTCATACATATACTCTCCTAGATCAAGGTTGAGTGTATCCTCCCCAAGAGCCGCTATATCCTTGGTGTTGTCGGCTATGATGTTCAACTCGTCGAAGCCCGCAGTGACCCGCTGAAGGCGTTTAATCGAATCAGTAACCTCATCTACTGCCTCGGTAGCCGTATGTGAATCGCTTTCCAGCGACGAATAGTCAATCTTCGGCATCTCGAACCCGACCATCGCCGCCACCACATGGGCCATGTCAGTCAAGACCTTGGTGAACGCTATAACATAGGGGATGGCCTGAATAACGATGGGAATGAACATCTCACCGAGTGCCCTATAAAGCTGTAATAGCTCCTGGTTCAAAATACGGATAGCATTAGCGGGTGTCATAACCGTTCGAGCCATGTCACCAAAGTAACCCTGTTTGCGAGAAACCTCCATCAAATGGACAAAACGCAATTGGGCTTTCTCCATCTGGGTCATGTTCTCGACGTTCTTTTGAATATTCTTCCGCAAGGCCACCAGCTTAAGGGTGCTTTCTGAAATATCGAAACCCCATTCGCGCATCGGTCGCGGCTGACCCGCCAGGGCACTTTCGAGCTTCCTCATGGCCGTTTCATAATCTACGTTAAATACTGACGAGAGGTCGTAACCCAACTGGGTTAGGGCCTTGGACATAATCGACGCTTTCTCCGCAGAGATGCCGAAACCCGTAGCCATGTTCTGAAACACAGCTTGGTATCGTATCCATTCGGATGGGTCAATACCCAAAGCGTCACGAACCACAAAGGCGAACTTCAAACCTTCCTCCGACGCTTCACGCATAGCCAAGCGGTACAGGTGAAGGTTTTCAACGTACTCACTACTTTGGTCGATCAGATAACTGAATATACGCTTCGCCTTGGTTAATGCGAAGGTTGTAAGGCCGAAGTCCAATAAGATTCGCCTTATTCGACTTCCGAATATCCCATATCCCCTCGATGTTTTCTCAACCGATTCGGTCAACTTGGCCTGGGCTGTAATCACCTGTTGCAGACGCGCAGGTAATTTAGCGAACCCTTGACTTATCTTTTCCATCTCAACCGCTAAAGGTTTCATAGCCTCGGCCAACTCTTTGATCTGTTGAGAGAAACTTCTCATATCGACCTGTTCTAGAGCTTCCATCACCTCGGGTAATTTCCGAAGCTGATTGAAGATGGGGCCGATACCTGACTTCTGAATGTCGTAGAGGGGTTGGAGACTGTCTGCAAGTAGCTGAATCTTGCCCTTGAGGTCATACTTATCCATGTCCTGGAAGCCAAGAAGTATTTCAGGTAAGGTCTCCGAGAATCGTTTCAGTTGACCCGTCACTACACCCAACTTACCCACTTGAATTTCTTGCAACGGGGCCAGTGCTTTAACTAGTTGGTCGATCTGTGGCCCGAATGATTCATCACCCAGCGCTTCCTTGACCTTGGGGAATACATCGGCGAACCTATCCAAGTGATTAGCCACGGTTCGTAGTTTAGTGCCTTCGATCTGTGATAAGGGTTCAATTGCTTCCACTAAATCAAGCAACTGTACACCTAAAGCGGTCATGTCTGCCCCGTCTAACTTCTCACTCACTTCAGGGATGCGTTCTAACGAGCTAAGAGTGGTTCCTAACTTCGTTCGAAATCCAGCCAAAGGAGAGAGGGATTCACCAAGCAACTCCATTTGTGAGCGGAACTTATCGAAGTTCGTATACTTATTGATTTCGTCAGCGGTCTTGGTGAAGTGTCGAAGAGCCGAGATTAGACTTCCAGCTTGGGTCTTGAAACCCTCAAGTGGTTGGAGGCTTGAGGCAAGGAGCCTCAATTGGGTCTCCAACTTCTCGAAGTTGACCTCTTCCAGGGATTTGGTTAATTGGTTCGTTACCTTGGTTAGATCAGCCAAGGTGCGACGAAGGTTCCTTAACCCTTCCTCAATGTCTCCAGGGTCAAAGCCTATACCAATTTCAAGACCGTCCACTCGTTCGGCAGAAGGCATCCTATCCTCCCTCCTTTTCCCTAATCATTCGATTAGTCCGGCTGGCCCAAATACTAAATGATCTTTTGGCTTGTTCCAATCTCGCCTGTTGACGTTTCTTTTCGCGCTCATTCTTTTCCTCTTCCGTAAGCGGATAAGGCTCTTTTAGATACGGATGAGGGGTGGTGCCAGCCTTGGCAAAAGCATGAAATAGAGGCGACGCGCAACACAGGGCATCGTAAATGTAACATCCCTGTATCCAAAGCTCCTGGTTTCGTCGTCGCCTCCTCATTTCGTCGGCTTTGCGATAGGCAATGACCAACATCGGGTCTGATTCCCAATATAGTTCGTAGGTCATACCTATTGACAAATAGTAAGGAAACTGTGTCTCAAATACCTCCGAGTATGTGGGAAACGAAGTGGGTTCTTTGTTTACCAGTTCGCTTCCCAGGAAGCGTTTCCCTCATTCTCTTCGTCGGGGTCATCTATCAATGCGCGAATCGGCATCTGATACAGTTCAATCAGCTTACCCAAAAGTTCACCCTTCTGGGGTAGGGAATCGAAAATCTCGTCGATCAGTTCGTCCTTGACAAACCTATGATTCGCATAAAAAGCTCCCCTGAACAATTCGGGAAGGGTGCTTATGGGTTTCTCGTAAAGTTCCGAAATCTTAAAGCCGTTCTGTTCCATGATCTGAACCGAACGACGGGTAAACTCCAACCGATACTTCTCACCCTTATAGGAAATATCCACATACTTAGACATACGTATCGCTCCTTTTAGCTGATGGGGGTAATAGGTGTGCTATTGGCAATTATCAGGCGCATCTCTACGGGAGAGTCCACGCCGTTACCAGTGACCCAAACTGCGTGTTCACCCGTCCACCTGAATCCTTCATTCCGACCCAACCTCAACTCATACACGTATCCAGGGGCAAAGCTACTGGAGTCGAGTGCTTCAAAGACTTCTTCGTCGTAGTTGAGCGTGAACTCCAAAGTAGGCGCACTCGGTAGGCCAGCAATGTATGTCTTGGTCCTACCCTTCAACGTAGTGGTGTCAATCTGATTTGGTGCCCCACCCATGTCGGGGAAATCCTTGATTTCCAACTCTTCAGTAGGTTGACTGGGGCCATACAACAGGACAACGTCTTGAGTAGTGCTAGGCATCTAATTAATCACCCACCTTAGTAATCATTGAACTCGGGGCAATCCCGATCTTCATCTCCTTGGGAGCATCTACTCCCCCTCCAGCCAACCAAACAGTGTGGGTTCCAGTCCATGTGAAACTGGTACCGTCTTGGAAAGTGATCGAATAGGTGTTGTCCTCTCCAAGGTTGACATTATTGGGATTATCCTGAGCGTCGCTGTACAGGAGATCGAATGTAGCCTTAGTGTAGTTGCAAGTAAACTCCATCACACCAGGGTCGAGCTTACCTAGGCGTGAAGTGGGGGCGGTGCTACTCAACGTGGTAGTATCCACGAGAGTGGGTGCACCGCCGAGATCAGGAAAGTCTTTTATCTCAACGCTCTTAGCGGAACCCCCTGGAGGCGTCCAGCTAAAAATCGTACCCTGCGTACTGATTGCCAAATCTACCTACCTCCTCTGTGTATGATTCGCTCAGCCGAGACAATTGTGCGATACCTAGCCACCATCCGATAAATGGATGCATCCTCTAGGTTCAACACCGGCATGGCGAGTATTCTGACAAATCCTAACTCACTAAACAGATCATCGATCAAGTTCATGATCTCTTTGCATTGCTTTTTCTTACCCACTTGTTCGTTAGTGTACACGTTGATCTCGTACACCACACGTGCGTGATTCTCAATGACGCGACCCGTCTTGGTCTCCTCCACTACGTGATTATCGATTTCCACGATGGTCACACAGGGGAAGGTTGCCACTGTGTAAACTGGTTCCCCGTATACACTTATAGATGGGTATCGAAATCGTAATTCCTTGGCGATGTGAGCGAAAATCTCGTTCTCAATGTCGATGATTACGCAACACCTCCGCCGCGATTTTGGGTGCCGTTTGTTTCAACTCTTGGGCGGTGAGATACATGAAAGGTACGGAAGGCCTACCCTTCGTCCAGAAGAACTTTCCCCGCTTACGATCGTAATAAACCCAGCCCTTTTCACCGTGTTCGTTGATGTCATATTTCCAACCGTGTGTCCCCGCTTCGGGATGCGGACTTCCCTTTCCAACAATCCCTGTACCAAACTCCACAAAACCAGCGTAGGGGCAATCTGTTTTGACTACACCGAGCTTCCGTTGCTCATCATATTCCGAAGTGATACTTTGACCTAACGTACCACCAGGGGAGATTCCTGCTTTACGAAGCTCTCGTCGGGCAATTTGTTCCCCTTGCTCTGCTATAGCGGTCAGCATTTCAACTTGGAGCTTTTCTACCTCGTCCACATAAGTGGAAAGCTCCGCTAGGAGCGAACCCATACCCTCAACCTTAACACTGAACCCAACCCTTCTACCCACCGACACTCACCTTCTTGACCAAAACCACTGTACTGTTGAGGCTCTCTGCAATTCGGGTGACGCGGTAGTCGTGGGGTTTGGAGATGTCATCGTGATCAATCCAAAGGACACTTTGCTCCGTTAAGGGATGAGAGGAACCCATTGTCAACGCTCTATCATAGTTCTCTAGCTCACCGAATTGGCGCAGAAGATACTCTCCTTTAGCCGGCGAGACATTCACCCACAGGGGTTGAGGTGTGCCGTAAATTACTCGGTGTTCCCCAGTCGGGTTGCCGAATTCATCCTTGACCACCTCGGTCTTGATTCGGTTAGCGTAGTAGACTTTCCTTTGGTTTCGTTTCAGGGTTCTCATCCCATCACCTTCACGTGAGGCACTATCCCTTGCAACATAGCCTCGGGCACATCCGCGCTACCGTAGGTACGGGTGATTCCGTTCTCGGTATGAGCCGTCTGCCCTTCAGCTCCCTGTTTGTTGTACAGGTAAGCCGCTATTTCAACCTGCTTGAGATGGTACCGTCTAGGAACCTCTTTCACATCTTCGTCGAATGGGAAAGCACGATCCAAGATTTTTTGAGCCGCTATGGAGAGGAACATGTTCAACAACTCATCCTCATCCCATCCCTTTATACCTAACAGTAGCTTAAGATGTGATAGTCTGACATCGTTGTCCATTCATTCCCCTCCTTTCGCTTTAGAGATTTAGAGATTTATTCCGAACCCTCATCTCCCTCATCATCCTCTACAACCTCTACGTCACGGATCATCTTAACGACCTTGGTGGCATCGGTCAGGGCGGCCAGGTAGTACTTACGGGAGTAAACATGATTCAAACGGAGGTTGGGTTCGCGCTCCTGCTCGACCTC